GAGTTGTCATGATTGCAACGTAAGTAGAGCTGTTAGGGAGACAGCAGAACTTGATTTCCTATAGTACCCTTGCATCTATAGGTATGAAAAGACATATCCCCTTGGTCTTGGTTTGGGGTAATAAAAAGTGAGCAAACGCTCACCGATCTATTTATATTAACACAACTTTACAATTGCGTCAAGCTTTATGTGCAGTTTCTGAACCGCCACCCAGTTGTTCGGTTCCCCCTACTGCAAAAGGATTGTACTTTGCTGTAGCAATTCTATACATTTTCTCATGCATAGTTACTACCTCCTCTGCAGTCTTCTCGAACTCAGGGGTTGACTCATGTCTTGATGCATAAGCATCATCATTTGTTGCTATGGGCATAGTATCCAATGGGTTAACATAATCTTTATCAAACCATTCATCATAAGGCATCTCTGGTAAAGGCATGTCTTTAATAGCTTGGGTCTTCAGTGTTAGTAGGTTCCCATACAGGAACAACATCATGTTGAATAAGATCAACTGATTTCTTCTTCAGTTTCTCTTCTAGTTCTTCAGCATCCAAGTTAACATTAACGACATTATTTTGTTCATCATATACGTGGAATGTTAAGTTGCTCATAGAACTATATCTTATTTAATCTATTTAACCTGTTCTCCAACACCTGTATCCTTCTCTCAAGCTTAGCGACATAATCCATAACAGATGGTTCGTTCTTCAGTCTGTCTATCTTTTGTACTGGGTCAGCAGGTACAAAAGAACTCTGTGACCACATCTTACCCCATAATGAATTGCTCATAGTCTTAGTATAAATTCTCTTCTTGTCCTAATTGTACCACACAATTTGAAAGTGGTTTAGAAACACACGTTAAAATGTAGCCTTCTGCAATCTGATCTTCATCAAGGAAGGATTGTTCCTCTTGATCTACCTCTCCTTCTATAAGTTTACCAGCACATGAACTACACGCACCAGCACGACAAGAGTAAGGAGCATCAGCACCTGCTTCTTCCACGACATCGAGTATGTTCTCATCATCTGCACACTCCACTGTATATTCATCACCTTGAACATCTTTAACTGTAACTGTATAAGTAGCCATTTTTACATTGATAAGCTACATTATATATTCAGATGAGACCTAGATTACCTGCTGTTATCCCGACACACACAAAAAAACCAAACTCTACTAAATCTCTAGAGCCTGGTGGTATTGATGTTAATAACACTGCGAGTGGTATCATTGCAACACTAACGAAAATACATTAGTGAATGCTGTTGCTGCTAAGACGCAACCAAAAACTATGAAAGGCATGTTAAGCTCCTGAAGGTACTGTTTGCATTGCTGGTATTCTTATTCCTTTACCACCATCTTGATCATCATCGTCATCATTGATGGCTCTTAAAATAAGTTCAACCAAAACCAAAGCAGCCATGGGATAGAAAACCCAGAGGACTGCTGTGAATGGTGTTATATCGTTTGATGCGGCTACGAAGTCGCTCATTGATTTGTAATGTTATGTTACGAGTAAGTATTTATACTTTAAAGTATTTAACTAAAGTATGTGATCTTAGTGTAAACTGCTACACCAACCCAGAAGAGTACCATAGTTGCTCTTCCGTTTGATCTCCAAAATAGATCATAGGTTCCTTGATTTCCCATTAGAATATACCTGGGATGATTTGACCTGTGGTGATGTAAGCACCGACTGCTGCTACGAAACCAATCATAGCCATCCAACCGTTAAACTTTTCTGCTTCTGGTGTCATTGTTTTTCTCCTTTTTAGATTTGAGGGTTAAAAGATGCGAGCGTATGCTCGTGGTGTAAAGACCTATGTTTTCAGGCGATGCCTGGAATTACCCATCCGAAGATGGCATAGTTATGGATCATAGCAAACAAACCAATCATCGCTAGGCGACCATTGAGTCTCTCTGCTTCTACCCAATATCCTTTATAGTCTTCAACGTATTCCATAGGAGGCTGAGAAGCAAAGATGTTTTGCTTACCATACTCTGTGGTTGTATACTTTGAAGTTGGACTTGTAGTTGTCATTCGTTTGTAAAGAAACGTAACACAATTATATAGCAAGCGTTAAGTTTACACAAGTTAACAATTGTAGTGGTGACCGAACAAGTATTACAGATGGTAATCAGGTGCATAAGTATTGCTTATTACACACCCAGTTAAAGGGAATGTTAATTGGTATAAATACTGAGAGGATATAGTGCAAACTTATGAAAAAACTAATACCTTTCATTATGTTTGCTGGATTTGGTGTTGTAGCAAACCCAGTGAAGGCAGATTTGACTTCTAGATTTACATCCAGTGTTCAACTGCAAGTCAATGCTGCAGCAACACAGATGCAGAGAGTGGGAAACTCTTATAGTATCGCTGGTACTAACGTTGACACAACTGATGGTACGACAGCTAACACAGTCAGTGCTGGTGCTATAGCATCAGGTGTCTATGGTCCTGGTACTATTACTGCTACACAAGACGATCCAGGTGAGGCATTCAGCTTCTCTACCTCGTTCACTCAAGGAGATGCTCTGGTAACATCTGCTCCTTCAGTAGGTGCTGTTAGTGCATTGAGTGATCAATTGTCTACTGGTGCAGGAACCGCAGGATCCTTGGCTGGTACTGTAAATTCACAAGGTGCTCTGACCGTAACGGCTGGTGGAGCAGGTACTGTGGCCACTGGACAATTTGTTACAGAACTCCAGTTGAACTAGTGAGTTGGTAGTTATTATGAAAAAATTACTACCATTGCTGTTGTTATTGGGAAGTGCAGGTGCTGCAAGAGCAGTACCTGTGGTCCCAAACTTCCAACAGGGCTCGATGACGAGCCATACCGAGACAGAAAGCACTGTCACGGAGACAATAAATAGTATAGATTATAGGACAGGATGGGAATATTCAGTGACAGGGGTAGGGGTTTCCAACAACGGAGAACCACTCAATCCCAATGTGAACACATCAACCGTGACAGTATCTCCAAGCATCGGAACCAATGGAGACATGGTATCGGGAGCAGTAACATCTTCTCACGATACATTAGACTTTTCAAGTCAAAGCAACTTCACGCAGACGACTCCAGGTGCAGCGTTTCAATTCACCCAGAGCTATCAAGGACCAGGGATGACAAATCAAACTCTCATACAGAGAGTCACCGCAATCCAGTCCGTCACCGACACAACAAGCGTGTTTACGCAGTAGCAGCAGCAGTTCTCGGCATTAATTCTTTACTACCAATGAAAGCCTTAGCACAAGGTGTTGGTGGTGTATCTGCTACTGCTAATCCTATCGCTAATAGTTCTGGCTCAGTCACGAACCAGGCAATACAAGTATTACAAGGTCCATACGTCACTAACACCTATGGTGGTGGTGTATCATGTCAAGGTACGACTCTTAACATGACACCATACATTCAGTTTGCTGATAGTAGAAAGGATCCTTGGGAAGATTTCTATAACGAACCACAGTATAATGTCACTGATGCTACAGGTAAGATGGTTCCTACCTATGTTACTGTTAAGAACTATCCTTGGGAAGATTGGTACGATGATAGAACCTATGTCTCTGATGGTAGTGATGGTAACACTGCAGGTGATACTATCAGGTGGTTCCCCGATGGTTCAGACATTACAATCATTCAAGATATAGACAGTGCTAATGGTGTACCAGATGTAGTTGATAGTGGTGGAGAGATGACTCCATCATGGTATAAGCCTGTACGTACAGACATGAGGGCAAACCAGTCCTTTAACCTAGGACTTTCTGCTACTCTATCCATACCATTGAACAGAGGTATGCAACGTAAGTGTGCTGCTGCAGCAGAAGCACAGATAGCATCTGTTACACAAGCAACTGCTAATAAAAGATTAGATTTTGAGATCGCAAGACTAAAAAATTGTGGTGAGCTCCTCAAGGCTGGTATCATGTTCCATCCTAAGTCACCTTATGCATCTGTATGTGCTGACGTTGTAGTAACAAATCCAGGTGGTACTATCAAACCACACACCCATGAGTTTCCACAACCTACATTCAATGACCCTTCTACTTCCTCTTCATCGGAAGTAGACCCTTCTTCTCTCGATACTGATCAGTCATCTTCTCAGTCAGGGTCGGCTTCCGAGGAGTCTTCCCAAGCATCTTCTGAACTTTCGCAATCGCTTTCTTCACGACAGGTTTCACAACCTTCAGGAGCAGATCTGCTAGGGGTTTGGCAAATAGGGCACTCGCTGTCGCCACAGTAGCGATTGTTGCTGTCGTAGATATAGTTGCAACTGATGGTAGATATTGCTCTATTACTGGAACAGGTTCCCATATGGTTTCACATCTCTTACCATCAACTGTCAGTTTATATTCTTTGATCTTCTCTGTACCTGCCTGATTCAGGTCTCCAATGCGTCTCGCATTAAGAGGAGGACATTCTACCTCTTCAGCAGTCTCACCTCCAGCAGGGGGTGGTGGAGGTGGTGCAGGTGCATCTATAGGATCTTGTTCTTCTGTCTCAATACCTTTATCACCTTCTTCTGGTTCTGTATTAATTGTCTGCCAAAATAATTCTCTAGAATCATAGTCTACTGGATAATACGAAGGCATACCAGCGTCACACAGTGTGGTCTGTCCTTTAGGATCATCGTTTACTAGATTCTTATTGCTAGATGGATCCCTCTTAGCATTCTCTTTGTGTACTGTGACACAACCAGGCATATAAACAACAGGTGTACCAGCATTAACAGTGACTGGAACAGCTATTGGTATTGCTTGTGGTGGTGTGGCCATCCAGACACGGTTATCTGCTATCTGAATATTATTAATAGATCTAACACCAGAATTAATAGGCTGCACAAGAGGTATGCCTGTACCATTAACGGTAACTCTAGGGATAGTTTGATTTCCAATCCCTATCAATGGGATTCTAATGCTCATTTAGTTTGATTAAACATCTTATTGTACACCTCAGACTCTACGAGATGCTTACGATCAATCTCATGTTCATGCTCTCCTACTGGGAACATGTTAACACCTTCCATCTGACTGACGATACCAATACCACCAAAGACAACAGCAAGGACTGCACCAGCACCCCATACTTGCTTCTCTAAGCTACGCATCCTATCATCAAGGTCATCAACTGATTCCTTTTGATGATCTACTGTAGTAGTAAGCTTTTCAAGTGCTTTATCTTGTTCTGCTTGCTTCTCATAGTAAGAAGATAGTTGTGAATTATCGATCATGATACTTTACCACCTGTGCAATTCCATTCAGAATTAGGATCTACTTTATCCATATAATTAAATCCAGATCCCTCTGGATATATGTATTGTCCATTCTCATCAAACATACCTGAAGTGTCTGCTATCCTTGACTCCTTTGATGGATACTTTGGATAGGGTCTCTTCCCTGCTCTCATCTCATTACCTTTCCTTCTTCTCATCTGATTACCAGTCTCGTGACCTTCAGGCATAGTAGGCCAAGAGGATCCTAAGAGATCCTTGACCATCTCCTTAGTGTAACCATTAGGATGACTCATTGTATCTGTTGTCTATAGTTTAAAGGTGGTGCATCCTTTTTACCAGAGACACCACCAGTTCTAGGTGGGAATGCATCCTTGAGTTGTAAATACAACTCTTCAGCAACCACCTGCCTTATCTGTTCTATCTGTTCACCTTGTCTTCGCTCTGGACCACCAGTTCGTTGGTCAACAACATGATTGCCACCAACAAACGCACCAGTTCCTAGGACAGTCACTGCTGTCCCAGTCGAAGCTATCTTCTGTAAGTCCATAAGAAAACCTTAAGGGGTAATTTTTTGCTGGAAAATTTTTTTCCCTTTTCCCTAATTAGGAAGTGCAAATGGGGCAGCAGAAGGTGTAGATGCTTGATCAGCAGGTAACTTTAGATCAAGAGCACCAGCACCACCAAGAGCACCAGCACCCATGCCACCCATCACAGACTCAATCGCTGCATCTTTGATGTCATCTACAATAGCATCCTTGTTTAGATATACATAGGATCCTACTCCAATAATACCAGCGAGTGATACTCCTGATACTATACTGATTGCGTTAGCAATATCGTTAAACTTAAATTTCATGACTATAATTTATAAGGTTCTTTTTTATCAGTATCGGATACACCAATAATTTTAAGAGGTGCTTGTTCAATACGTATTGTTTGAGTCGGTCCAGCTTTCGCTATGATCGCTTCAATATCTTTTGCTGTGACAGGAGGAGGACCACCGTTACCATTAACAGCGTTACCATTCTTGTCCATCTTCATAGTACCATCACCTTTCTTAGAAGCAGTTTGGATGCCAAAGCTTGCCAAAACTCCTGTAAAAACTGAAGCTATAAATGTCGGATCTATTTTCTGTTGAGGGACACCAGGTATGGCGACATAGTTTAAAGTTAAGATGCCTCCAGACCAGGCCAGCACAGTAATTCTGACAAATGTACTGATGATTGCTGCTTGCTCTTCGGGGTCGGGAAGAATAGCATCTTTTGCTCTAGCAAATATACCTTTCTTCTCTTCTTTCTCTTCAACTACCTCTTCTTTTTTTATTTCATCTACCATTATAACACATGATAAGGCTCTTTTATTTATACGTTTTATATACCACCATCATATTGATCGAAAGGATGCTCGGAATTGTAGGTAGCATGGTTTGAACCACTGGTAGTAACAGTTCCAGCAGAAATACCAGGCCCCCAATAGGCATCAGTAATATTAGGACCGTTAGCAGCTAACAATTTAGTGTTGGCTATATTTCTATGAGGTCCAACCTGATCCATACGCATGTAATCATTTGCATAGACAGCAGTTCCTACAACCACACGAACATTAGACAGACTTCCAAAAATTCCTCTACCATAGGTTCCTATTCCAGCACCAATTCTTATTTTAGTAGTAGCAGTATCATTCATAGATGTTGTAAGGAAATTCTGACTGTATTGATGATAAGCACTACCTCCTTTTATGTATTTTATAACATTACCTTGTCTCATATAACAATGATGAGTCCAATAATTTTCAGTACCTTCAGTAAAACTATTGTTACCAGTTGGAGTGTATATTGGATACTCACCAGTACCTTCATACCAACACATCAATTTCGCATATGTTGTGCTATCAGCAGCCATCTTCCATACAGTATCATCATTATCATCAATACCTGCTATAAAAGTAGAGTTACCCCATTGGTGATTCCTATAATCATTGTTACCTGTATAATTGAAGTTGTATATTCCTTTATGCCAGAACTCTATAGTCCAATCACCATTATACAAATGAAAATGATTAGAAGATGGTGGTGTAAATTCAACGTAGTCTGGAGAATTCTTACCTAGGAATTTAATACTGTGCCTTCCGTTTATATGATCGTCTCCACCACCAATAGGAGTACCCCAACTTAGACGAACTCCACCATCTCCACCTGAACCACCTCTATTACTTCCAACACTACCACTTCCTACTCCTCCTCCACCACCATACAATCCACCATTACCACCTTTATATGGATGCTCTGCTCCAAAAGCAGATCCAGCTTCTCCAGTAGTTCCTGCTTTTATTGCAGTTCCTGTTCCACCATCCGCATTATTACTTTGTCCACCAGGACTACCGCTACCTTTATAAGAAGAACCTCCTCCTCCACCATTATACCATTGGTACTGCCCTGTTCCACCACTACCAGTAGTACCCTGATTTCTCCCATCTCCACCAGATACTACCTTTCCATTACCCATGTAAAATTCTCCTTGTCCACCATTGCTACCATTAGCAGCACCACCGTAAGCTTTCAAAATAAATTCGTTATTAGATTGTCGTTGAACATATGAAGTGGTTCCCTGAAGACCATAATTAGTAGTACCAGGAGGTTGTGTTTGATTACCTATAATTTGTACTCCACCATTACCACCAGTACCTACACCAACTATTAGAATTTCACCTGGAGTAACAGAAATATCATCAGCCCAAACTGTACCTCCACCAGCACCAGCACCTTGACTATCTTGATACCCAGATCCACCGCCACCACCAACAGCATATGCACTAAGAGTAGTTACACCAGCAGGAACAGTAAAGGTTCCTGTTGATGTGAATGTTTGACTAGCGTCTGAAGTATCAGCAATAGTAACAGTTAAAGTACTACCAATCTGTTTACTTCTTGCAGAATCAGTATAAACTTTGATAGTAGCAGTCTCTGTTCCCTCAGTAGTACCATCTGCATCAACCGTATGTGAGAACGTAGCAGAATTATTTGATATAGTAGATGTTCCTGTTAGTGCTCCTGATGAGAAATCAGCAGAGGATACACCAGTTAACTCCCAATAAAGAATAGTATTATCAGCAACATGAGTTGTAGTAATTGTTGTTGTGAATGAATCTCCTTCATTTACAGAAGTAGGAGATACTGCAGTAAGATAAGTTGGAATCCTTTGATGTATATTAAATCCTCTATGGTATACGTTCTCTCTAGGATAGAGTTGCATATTGGGTGGGTTATCTGAGACGACTTCATCATCTCTTCTTCTACCCTTAAGTTGTTGTTGATACCATCTACTAGGAAACCCATCTGCTACTGGTCTTGGGTTTGCTGCTAACAAATATTTGTTTACAGATCCAGCACCGATATGTGAGTCATCGAAGTGTAGTGGGGGATGAACTCTAAGAATACCTTGTGGCCATGTAGTAAATGATAAGGTCATATCACCACACACATAGTAGTAATCACCAGCAGTACCTGGCCACCCTGGACTTGCTTGATAGGTTCCAGTTGTACTAGCACCTTGATGTGGGAACCAAGAGACTTGTCCTTGTGGTGTTGCACCACCAGACAACCCAGTTACAGGAGATGTTGTAATATAAAGAGGAGCTCCACCAACCATTAGCTGAAAGTCTATTGTATCACCCTCAAAGATCTCAATCATAGGATTAATAACATTAATATGCTCACCGTACCTTTGATCACCAGTTACATCCCAACCATTTGCAGTTGCAGTAAGTTGCACTGGGTATGTTTGATGCCTTGCAGATGTATACCCATTATCAAAGGTCATATCACCATCCTTACAGTAGTTCTGAAGGAAACCTTTTACATCACTATTAGTAAACCTTTCTTTACCTGTTGCTAGACATGCTGCTACACCAGACACCTGTGGTGATGCCATACTTGTTCCACTTATAGAATAGTAATAATTATCTCCACCATACTTGAGGTCTTGAGTACCACTACTATTATACACTGATGCAATATCAGTACCAGGAGCCCATACATCTATTGCCTCACCAAAGTTTGAGAACCACGACTTAGAGAAGTCACTAGCTTTATCAAGAGAACCAACACAGATAGCACCTGGTGCATTTCCTGGTGATGATCCTCTATTATAATAATGACTACCTTGCAATGCTAAAGTAAAGAAGTTATTCCAATCGGGACTTGAAGAATCACTTGCAACATAGAAATCTGTATTACCTGCTGCAGCAATAACTACTACACCATCCTCTATAGCATCCTCAACATCAGCAGCTACTGATGTGTAGTAGATAGGAATTCTTCTATGCCATTGACCAACACCAAAGTCTCTTTCAATACCAGCCATAGTCCAACCAGATGGACCAGGATTGGATGAGGTGTATGTAGTTCCTCTCCAATGTACGTTAGTTATATCCGCAATTTGATATCCACTAGGATAATTCTCTTGATAATCATACCTAGAACTCCAACTATGATTTGTGATGGTAGGATTTTTATGTCCTGTCTCAGGATTAATTGCTTTATTATTATGGAATGCTCTCAAATAATCAAACAGTAAAAGGATAGGCACTGGAGAACCCATACCACCCAAACACTGAAGGTTATAGATGTTTGCTTCAGTAGCCCACCCATAATGTTTACCAGCAATAGTACCTGCTACATGAGTACCATGAAAATCTGTATGTCCACCATTAGGGAAGTACTCTTGATAATTACTAGGTGCTGATGTGTATCCATCATCATCTATACCACCAAGTACTTGTGAGTTATGATTAGCATACCAATCATACTGAACGTATCTAGTCTGAGCTGGGTCAAGTGTACTGTACCAATCTTGACAATCATAAGCAGCATTATCATCACAGATAACTACATCAACATGCTTACCATTATTAAACCATTCAGCAGTATCAGCAACTGATCCAGAACCCCATGTTCCTTTTCTTCTTTGTGCATCATCACCAGCACAGTGTAACTGCCCCCATTGTCTTTGATCTGAGTTTGCAGGTTGACCCTTAGCAAATTCACCACCAGCAACAGCTTGTTCGTTGTTCCAATATCCATCTGGACCAAAAACAATATTAGGATTCTCATCTGGATGTAACTCTACAGCAAGAACTCTTGAGTCACTAGCAATAGTATCTGCTTGACTTTCAGTTAAATCATAATGTGTATTCCTACTAATAGGTCTCTTGTTAACACAGGTGTACCCACCTGATTTCATATCAGCATAGAAACCATCTAACTGATCACGTTGCTTCAGCGTTACAATATACTGAGCCATATTAACCCTCTAGAGCAAGGTAATGGAGTGTTACTGTTATGGTAGCAGCACTACCACTTCTATTCTGAACCTTTGCATAGACTGTAGTACTTGGTGTTGCATCATCATTGTATCCTATCAAACCAGGAGTAATTTTCTGTACACCACCATCAGATAGTAGTACCTCTGCAACAACACCTGAACCTGGTAGTGGGTCAGTTGTTATGTTTCTATTAGCATCAACAGATCTACTAGTAGTATCAGTGTAAAGAGTTACCCATGCTGCATGAGATGTTTGTATCTTAAGTAGTGCGTAAGCTTTTGCTGCAGTAATGTCTATGTTAGCTGATGCTTGATCAGCTATACTTGATGTTGTTGCAGCAGCAGTTGTTCTTGAGCTTGTGTATGTAGAAGTAACATTAAATGTAGTACCACTAAGACTCAATCCAGTACCAGCACTGTAGGTTCCACCACCAAATGTTATCTTATTGTTAGCACGTGCTATTGTTAGACTAGAACTAGCATCAACAGCAAGCGTTACAGCATCTTCACTACTATCACTACCAGTGAGTAATATTTTTTCTTCTTCGGCGACACTACCACCTGATGCTGTTAAATCATAAGTTACTCCAGTCTGAGCTGTCCATGCATAGTCTGAACCATTCCAACTAAGAACATGACCGCTAGTTGGATTTGATTGATTCAAATGTGTATCAACATCACTGTCAGTATAAGAACCATTACCAGTAACATTTAAGTCTCCTGTTATTGTGACACCAGTGCTAGTAGTCTCAAGTCGCTTAGTTCCAGCACCCCACAATGAAACATAATCAGAAGCATCTGCTTCTAATAACATGTTATTACTACTACCCTGCTCTATAAAGAATCCAGCAGTAGTACCATAAGTTCCAACCCAGTAGTTTGTATTGTGTTGACCTTGACCAAAGGTAATATACACAGCATCAGTAGGTTGATACAAATGTAGAAGACTGTTAGGAGTAGCAGTACCAATACCAACTTGATTATTAGAAGTATCAACTTTCAATACATTAGTATCAACAGTTAAATCAACAGATAGATTTCCATCAAAAGTTGCTGTACTACCTACTGCTTTCCATGTGCTTCCATCCCACTTATAACTAACACCACTGTGAGTGTGGACATCATTAAGTGAAGGTGTCGATGGGAAATTTATAGCCATGTTATTCGTCTATTACTATGAAATTGTAACCGAGTATATTACCCCATTGAGTTCCAGTAATCTCAAAGGTTTGTCCATCAGATATATATCCCTCCAATGGAATTGGTGGTTCATTGTGAGTACCATCAGGGAAAGATCCACTATATCCACCAGCCTTACCCATGTGCATCGTATTATTATTGTTAGTAGAGTAGTACAAATTCAAACCAACTGTAACTCTACATATCCCATCAGTGATGTTCATGTTGGTAAGGTTTCCGTACTTAACATAGACAGGAGCTGAACCATCAGAATCCTTACATGCAAGATAATATATCAGGATTCTCTGATTACCACCACTACTATTAGTATGGACTACTGATGTTGCTGAATTTCCGTTGTATACTGTTGTAGCCATGATAGTTATGCCTCTGGTATTACTACTATATTACATCCTTGGATAAAGCTTTGACCATACCAAGTGATTTGGAAATACTCTTGGTCAGCGAGCATTATTTCTGTTGGTGCATTTAGTTCTTCGTTTGCACCAGAACCACTATGTGACTGAAACTTATGACCATTGTGACCATTATTATTGTACATATCATAACTACATGCTACATGCTTACCAAAAGCAGTACAATAAGTTATCTTTAGATTACAAAGATCACTAGTAGGTCCGAACAAAAGATTCATATATCCGTTAACGGCAGTCTGTTTCTTCATCCTTATATAATTTATAATCACCCTCTCATTACCACCAGAAGTGTTCTGATGGTTAAGTAGAGTTCCAGACTGGTTACTGGAAGCATTTAAACTATATACTGTTGCTGTCATAATTTATTCTGGTATTGCTACAAAATTATATTTCATTGCAAACTCATGTTGGGCATCACCAACTTGTGCAGGAATAAACAACCACATTTTATCACCATTAGCTAGTACAAATTCATTTGGGAAATGTCCAGCCGCACCACCAGCACCGTCTGATGTATATTGATTAGCAGCATATCTTCCCAAACATTTTCCAGTCATAAAATTACCGTTACCTAAACTATCTAATTTAATAGTATTAGCATCTCCTGGACTAGTACTAGCACTCGGTGTTGTTACACCAGCCCACATATTACATCCAGATGGATAAGTACCACCCATTTGGAGGTAGTACCATACAATTCTTACGTTACCACCAGTGGTATTGCTATAAAATTGTTGAACATGGTCTGTACTATTACCTAATAAGGTTCCTCTATAAACTGTTGCGGTCATAATGGTATCCTCCAACTAGATTGAAATGCTGGTGGTCCTTGAGTTGGTGCATCAACCCAATCATAATCACTACCAGTCCAGCTAAGAAGTTGATTAGATGTAGCAGTAGCAGTATTAATACGAGCATCCAGAGCACCATCATTATAGATAGCTTCATTGACCCAGTTCGTACCATTATATTTAATGGTTTGATTATTATCTAGGCCACTAAGAACTACATTCTGTAGAAGATCCTTACCATCAAACTGTAGTTGACCAGTTCCACTAACACCTAAAGATTTTTGTGTATCACCAAACTTTAAACTGTTATCTGATAAGAACAAATGTCTTATCTTATAGCTTGCATTTCCTAAGTCATACGAAGCATTAGATGTAGGTATAATATGACCAGTCATATCTCCTTGTATGTTAGGAGCTCCTAATGGACTAGCATCTACCCACTGAGAACTATCAGCATCTTGATAGTATACGTTTAACCTTCCACTATCAGAATCCCACCATAGATCTCCATCACTAGGTGAAGCAGGTGCAGTATCATCAGTAACAACACCAGCAGCAGGAGCATCAGTCCATTCTAAAGCACTACCAGCTGAGTTAACCTTTAACCATTTATTAGCAGTAAAAGTAGATGGTGTATCTGTTAAACCTGTAAAGTTATCTGTATTTGTATCAGCATCTGCTACCCAGGCATAATCGGTTCCAGTCCAGCTAAGAAGTTGATTAGATGTAGCAGTAGCAGTATTAATACGAGCATCTACATCACCATCAGTATAAGTACTTCCACCACTACCAATATCAGAGAAGGTAGTACCGTCATTAGTATACTGCCACTTATCTGTAGTCTCATTCCAACGAAGTGATACATTGGTAGATGTACCTCTTTCAATTTCAAGTCCACCATTCTGTGATGGAGTACCTGTCTCATCACTATTCAGAACAAGTATATTATCTCCAATGTTTACAGTGTTACTATTAATTATTGTCTGAGTACCATTAACAGTTAAGTTATCGCAAGTAAGATCTCCAACTGTTGCTGCTGTTGAACTAGTATTACCTACACCCAATACAGCGTTAAGATTTGGTATTGCAGGAGCAGTAGTAAATTCAATAGCATTACCAGCAGCATTAACCTTTACCCACTGGTCAGCACTGTAAGAGTTTGGTGTATCAGTTAGAGCAGTAAATGAAGTAGTATTAGATTGTGCTACCCAAGCATAATCAGATCCGTTCCATTGAAGAATTTCACCTGAACCAGCACCACCACTATTAAGATGTGTATCAACATCACTATCACCATAACTACTCGCTTGTACATCAGCATCCAAGACACCTGTAGCAGCATTAATAGTTAATCTACTACCTACCTTGATACCACCAAGAGCACCAGAAGTAGCAATAGGTAAAGTATAACCACCTCCTGATGTACTAAGAACCCAAGATGTACCATTCCATGTCCACTCCTTACCACTATGGGTATGAGTATCATTTACATTAGGACTCGATGGAAAATTTATGGCCATTTACATTTACCTCTTGTCTGCTGGGCTATTTATTATAATAACCACGTGGATATTGTTGACCATAGACAGGTCTTCTACCATTACCTTTCGCAAGCTCTGGTCTGTGTCCATTTGCTGTAGGATTAGGTTGATTCGATGATTTCAAATTACTCATAAGATAATCATTAACTGTACCAGTACCATGATCTAAAGAACTAAACATAGATTTAAGTATCCACACAACTGATGTGTGCTTCATCCTCGTAGATGAAACTGTATGTGTTTGTACAGTTCCTAAACCTGTAAGAGTATAATCAGCCATTAACCTACAATCCTCGCACAGAAAGCCATACCAATAGTAGAACCACTGGATACACCATCAAGTCCTTGAACAGAGTTATCATAACTTGCTACTATAATCTCATACTTTTCACTACCACTAATAGTAATAGTATCACCTGTCGTGTAAGCAGTAAGACCTGGTGTAGATGCTATCTGTATCATTACAAAATCATCAGGAAGATAGTATGGACATGGTGCAAAGCAATTCAGTAATGGTATTCCCTTAATTGGTCGATAGTAATCCATAGCTGAATTCGTGTTATCATAATTATGATTTCTATAGTACTGTAGTATACTCTTGTAAGTATAATCATTATCAGTATGAATATTACACGACCACCTATCTTTTTGTCTTCCATATGAACTTCCAGTGTTTCTTAAGTATCCATATGCACTCTCCATACTTAGACTTGCAGTATTTGCAGGTTCATATCCTGGGTGACTAGTACTGTAATCATATCCAGGGAGTATCATATCAATATCAACAGATCGGGTAGCGTTAGTACCACCAGATCCTTTATCGTACTCTATGATGTGACCAAGAAACAAATGATCTAGATCTACACCTGGACTAGTAGCTCCAAATCCATTTGTAGGTAAAGAGAAAGTATGGTACTCTGTCGGTTGATCATTAACAACTTGAAGGAATTGTATTACAGCATAGGAAGTATCCATTGGTGCAACTGGTTTCCAATACTTAAGACGTAATTTATAATCTGTTGGTTGAGAAGAAGCAGCAAAGTATATTTTATAATAATAAGTTTGAGAATCATTTGGATCTACATAATAACTCCAGTGTGTAGTTCCAGCATAGATACCATCCATAAATCCATACAAACCTTTCCAATCATAATCGGATCTACTAGTATTATCTGGTGTTGCTGTCGTTCCCCAACAATTTTGAGTCTCCCAATATGCACCACCGAATACCCTCATCACGTAGGGATTAGTCTGACTTGGAGCAAAAACCCAGTAAGTAGTTCCCCATTCTTTAGCAGCATCATGTACTAGTTTCAGAACAGCATAGTCACCAGTAGCACTCTTCTGATAGAAGCTTGTACCAGCACCATAATCTGTAAACACTAGACTACATGTACCATCACCAACATCAGCAGCAGATTCATCTGTATTGGTTCCAAACTTTACATCATTTCCAGGAGTAACACCACCTATATCTGTACCAGAAATAGTAAATGTTGGAGTACCACTCCACCCATCAGTTGAATTAAGAACATGTACGGACTTAACTCGACCTCTATATGTGTATGAACGTCCATAATGCCATCGTGATACTCTTAACTTCAATACTTTTTCTGCAGCTGCACCACCAACAGTACCTGCAATATCAACATCCCAATAAGGATCAAAATTTTGAGCTTGACTAGTATACTTTGGTAATATAGTAATGCTTGCCTTCATAGTTGCATTAGTATCATTAGCATAACAATACTCAACTACTCTACTACCAGATGGTCCAATCTGTCCTGCTGGTGGAGCATAATGATATCCTTGATGCACATTACCCTTTGGTAAACTAGATGGTTTATCAAAGCTTTCTACATTAGTATTATCTTCTGACTGTATCCAATATCCAGTATAAAAATTGACTGTTGTTGTACCATTATCAGTAATGTATCCAGAATTAGAACCAGGTGCATGACCACCACCAACTTCCATGTTTGCTGCATTAGCAAGCTCTAAAGTTTTATTAGCATCATATGAACTACCAGAACATACATGGAATCCAGTAGCATCAACATTAAATTGTAACCAATCTCCTTGATAGGTAGTGATCGCTTGGTTAGCTGAACCTGACTGTGGTTTAAAGAACTTAGTAGTAGATCCCCATCCATTAGTAGGAGCACCAGTTAAAGTAATAGCAGTACCATTACCAGCATCAGTTGAGTTTGCTGCTAACTTTATCTCAGTAGTACTAACACGAATAACCCAATAAGAAGTGTTGAGTGCTAGTCCACCAATAACATTGTTAGCATCTCCACCACTAGGAATAAACTTAAGTTCTGTTCCTGTTGTTAGTACAACATTATAAGGAACAGTTAGAGTATCAGAAGCAACATTAATATCAGTAGGTTCCCAAGTCTCTTGTACATAATATGATGTAGTACCATTAGCAGTTACTTGGAACTTTCTTTCTGCTCTACTAGAATTATTAGTCAGAGTACCACCACAATGCATCCAATCATAATTTTCAGCATTACTACCCTCTAGTCCATTGAAATAAGAAACTGGTTCTTCATTATTGGTCTGACCTGGCCACAAAGCACAGACAGGAACACCAGTCTTTGCAGTTCCTCCATGATATCCTAAATCACTAAAGACCTCCTCCAATGCATTTAACACATCAAGTCTAGTCCATCCAGTCTGATCTGAATTTACATTTACTGTACCATAGTTTACTGCCATTGGAACTACTCTCCTATTTTTAGAACGGTTAGGGTCACTTGTATAGTGGCGGCTGAACCGCTTCTATTATTTATTGAAACGTAAATGTTTTCGTCTCTTGGATTATTATTATTGAATCCCATAACACCAGGTGTTATAAGAACTTCTTGATTTGCTGCAGAAGTTCTAACCTCTGCTACTACACCACTACCTGGTGCTGGATCCGCACCTTCACTTCTATCTTTATCAGTTTGTCTTGTAGCATCATCAACATATAATCTTATCCAAGCTTCATGTGATGAAGTAATCTTATAAAGAACATACCCTTTGTGTCCTGTAATTGTTACTTCACCACGTGCATTATCAGCAATACTAGTTGATGTTGCATTAACATCACCTATAGATGGAGCAGTTGATCCACCTGTTGAACTGATGACTCCATTACCATCAATAGTAACAGTAGAACCATCAACCTTAACACCACCAAGAGTTCCACTAGCAGTAACACCAGCAGTAGGTAGTGTATATCCTCCAGCATTAGCACTAAGCTCACCAGTAGCAGCATCAATAGTAAGACCAGTACCTACTTTTATACCACCAAGAACTGATGCTGATGCTTGAGGTACAGATGTTAAGTAACTTGCTAGGTCAGGTGGTGTGTATGTAAATGTACCACTAACTAATGCTATACCTCCACTACCACTAGCAGCAGCATTAGCTCCTACTGCGTAATCATAACTGTTGATAGTAATTCTTTTGTTAGCACCATCCCAAGCAACATCAGTTCCATTACTACCAATGAATTCTATACTGTTAACAGTTGGAGTTGTATCATCATCTGTTAGATCAATGAATGCATTAGTGGAACTTGTATTTCTACCAGTTAATGTATAGGTTAATCCACCTCCTCCTCCACCACCACCAGTAACGGTAGCACTGAGGAATTTTGTACCACTATCATAGGCAAAAGTAATACCAGTATGAGTACCGTTGCTTATGGAAGACCATACAGCATCCTTCGCCATATCATCGGTGTACTGAGTAACCGAAGTACCACCTTGCCTGAAGGTTATTGTATTAGCATCTGTTCTCTCAACACTAAGACCATCAGCACCAGCAAATTTAATATTATTGCTAATATTTCTAACAGAATCACCCAACCTCAAGTCAGTAGCATTAGGTCCAGCATTAACAACTGCACTCAAAGTATAGTTGTGAATACTTCCAAGTGATAGACCTAGATTTATAGATTGATTACTCCATGTATCAGTAGTAAGTGTTGATGTTAAACCAGTACCAACATTAAGAGTAAACTTACCTGAATCTGTACCACTATTATCAACCAACTTGATAATCTTTCTAGCACTATTCTCTGATACACTACCAGCAGTATGTTCATTTGCAGAAAGAGCATATGTCTTCTCATAGTTACCCAACAAGGTATCAAAATCAGAATTAGCTTCTGATGTAGTAACTATTCTCTGACCTATCCAATCACTTCCATCAGAGTAGTGCATTGCATTAATGTCACTAGCATATGCTATCTGTCCTTCATGAGTTGAAGCAAGTGGATAGTTTGCTACACCAGAGTACACTGTTATACCAGAACCACCTCCTCCACCTCCACCAGCAGCATCAACCCACTGTGAACTACTACCATCGTTGTAATAGATCTTTAACTGACCAGCGTTAGAGTTCCACCATAAGTCTCCAGCACTAGGTGTAGTAGGTGCTGCATCATTAATAGTAACGCTAGCTCCACCGCCACCACCACCACCTGATATAGTTGACCAAGATGTATTACCAGATCCATCACTGATAAGAACTTGGTTAGCAGTACCGTTATTTGGTGGGAATACAAAGGTTGTGTTACCAGATAATAAGGATGCTGCTGGAGCTTTTAATGTTACTAGGTATTGATTGTTATTATCAGTAGATAAGTTTAACTCTGCAACAGAATTACCAGCAGAAACAGTCAGTCCACCAACAGTTATAGCAGTTGTAGTTGTATTACCACGACCAGTTACTGAAGAAAGTGTATCAGTCTCAGTATAAGATCCAGACTGATTGACCCAACTTGTATTTCCCGATCCATCTGTACGTAAAACTTGATCTACAGTACCGTGAGTTCCAGGTAACGTGAAGTTAATGTTACCACTAAAGTTAGCATGTGCTGGTGCTTTTACACTTACCTTATGTGCATTACTAACCTCACAATAGAGGTCGATAGATGCCACGTTTCCAGTGCCTGTTCTTACTGATAAAAGACCATCAGCAATCGTGATACCACCTGTACTACCATTACCACCAATGGTAGCAGAGTTATTTGATGTTGATCCTCTAGCAATAACATTAGCAAGAGTACTGGTCTCTGTATAGGATGTTAAATAATTACTAAGATCTGGTGGGGTGAATGAAAAGACTCCATTTGCACTGTTATATGTTATGTTTCCGTTACCACTAGCAGCATTTGGTGCACCAACAGACAAAGCAGTTAGTGCTACGTACCCACCAGAAGCATGATCACCCCATGCATATGCTGCATCCCAGTTAGTTATCTTAGTACCAGTAATATTATATGCAGCATGAGCAACAAAAACTGGATCAGTCTCGTTACCCATTGAAGTTAAGTATCCAGCAGCACCATGATCACCCCAACCATGAGCTTCATTCCAATCTGTTGAAGTACCACCAGTAGCAGTAACAACACCACTGACTGTAATTCCTGTCGCCGTAGTAGCTAATTTCTCTGCTGCAGAATGATATAACTTAACCTCTCCATCAGGAACAAACTTAGCAAGAAGGTCACTGGTTCCATTCTTTAATAAGTCAATATCATGTGCACTCTCAATTGATAATGGATTACCAGCATTGGAATGTTTTATCTGACTCTTACTACCTGTATGGACAATAGTGAAATCAGATCCTGTACCAAAAGTTATTGAATCTGTATCTGCTAATATAAGACCACCAATTGATAGTGTTTGATCAGTACTACTTCCTCTATCAGCTACACTATCAAGTGTCTCATTAACAGCAAAGGATCCGAAACTAAGACCACCCGATCCATCAGTAACTATAGCTTGTCCAGACAGACCATCACTTGAAGGGTAGGTTAAACCAGAAGCTTCTAAAATATTTGCTATAGTGGTTTTTAAATTTGTTACAGTAACCTTGGCTACATTATTCTGATATAGTTTTACAGTACCACCCACACCCTCAGATGCTTCAATCAGTGTAGAACTACTTGCTTGATTCTTTAAAGCAATAGCATCACTACAAATTTCTAGACCAGTTAAAGCAACTATCCTATTACCATCAGCAGTGGTGTGAGATATTGCTAGATCATCACTAGCACCAAACAATGCAGCTGCACCATCACCCCATTTCAGTGAATCACCAGCTGGACTCCATTGTAAATTACTTGTTCCACCAGTAAATGTTGATGTACCACCACTTACAAATCCAGCATCAAGAGTAAGTTGTACATTAGTAGTAGCACCTCTGTTTGTAACTGTTGCTAAATCATCTGTACCTGTACTTGATACTCCAACAGATTCCCAAGCAACACCATCCCACGCCCAAGTCCTCCCACCTGTAGTATAGGTGAAACTACCATCAGTTAGTTGCCCTGCGGTTGAGGGAAAATTTATGGCCATGCTTAGATTACTCCTTCCAGTTTATTTATCCTATAGAGCTGCTATTCTTGTTTGGAAATCAGCGAAGTCAGTAGATGCTGCAACGACAGTCTTCAAATCACTCAGTTTAATATAATCTGTCTGGGATAATGGTGGTGTTGCAGAAACCCACTGTGATGAATCAGGATCTTGATAGTAGATCTTAAGTGTACCATCAGTTGAATCCCACCATAGATCACCATCTATTGCAGTTGATGGAGCAGTATCATCAGTAGATACATTAGCACTACCGCCACCGCCACCGCCTCCACCAGAACCACTGGAGACCTTCATGATGTAGCAGAGAGCATAGTATTTTGGTCTGATGTCTATATTGTTACCACCACCAGTAGTTAAAACAGTAGCACCAGTAGTCTGAGTATCACATCCAAGACTCAAGCTTGCATCTGCAATCGAGATACTAGTTGGATTACTATCTACAGTTACACTAGAGTTAGAACTACCAACAGATCCTGATACAGAAACAGATGGACTAGCACTACCTGTACCACCACTATGAGTGTGTCCACCAGCATTACCTGTATTACCACCAACATTTCCATAGAAACTATGACTGTGACCACCACCACTACTGATACTTATACCAGTATTAGAAGCCCACGATGAATTTATAGAAGCACCAGAAACAACAGTAGTATCAGCTCCATGACTATCAGTATCAACACCTGTACTTCCAGAAGGTATAGCAGTTGTATGTTGGTGTCCAGGATCACTTACACTATGACCATGATTTCCACCACTACCTGTGTTTCCACTAACACTACCACTCATAGAGTGAGAGTGAGAACCCTGACTAGATCCAGTACTGAAGGTGTGACTATGTGAACTAGATGATCCACTACCACTCCAACTATGAGAGTGTCCACTATCAGATATGTCATGAGAGTGTCCATCATCTGTAACACCATGAGTATGGGATCCAGTCGCAGTATGTGAGTGCCCAGAATCATTCAAACCATGAGCATGAGAAGGCATCTGAGCAGTGGTCAAAGTTATTAAATCATTACCACCAGTATCATCAACAGAATATGTTTCACCTACGTTACCAGATCCTATAGAAGCACCAACAACAAATCTATCTCTTAGATCAGGAGTCTGTTCTCCATTAACTACAGAACCATCACACAATGCCCAACCATCTGGTATGTTACTGATCGATCCAGACCAGATTATAATCATACCCTTCTCAACACCGCTAGGTGGTATCACCTGATCTGCTGCTTCCCACTTTAATGTAGAACTATTGTACTGTAATATCTGACCAGCACCAGGTGATGCTGTTGAAACATCTGATAGATCATTAAGAGAACTAGCACTCAAACCAGTTAAATATCCAGCACTAGCATGGTTACCCCATCCATGTGCTGTATTCCAATTAGTTGAGTTTCCACCAGTAGTAGTAATCTCACCACCAATTGTAATTCCAGCTGAAGTAGTCTCAAATTTCTTGACTTTATTCCAGAACAACTCAACTGAACCTGAGTCATTAAAGATTGCTCTGTTACCACCACTCTCAGTAATTCTTAATGGATGTGCACCTGGACTACTAATAATATTAGCAGATCCACTATGACCAATCTGTAGATCCTGTGCAGCACCCATCTTAAGGTAGATACTATCACCTACAGTAATATCATTGGTACTAGAAAGACCTGCAGCAGTGATAGAAGTTGTAGTAGTGTTACCTCTTTGAGCAACATTATCAAGAGTGTCTGCAGCAGAAACAACAGCAGGAGTAAATTCAAATACACCAGTGTTAGCATTATATGATAATCCACCACCAGCATTTGCTGTTACGGTACTAACAGATAGATCTGTTAAGTTTATACCACCTCCACCACTAGCTGTAAGGTCAGACGCTGGCTCATATAGATTTGTATTTGCATTCCACTTCAGTATCTGACCCTGTGAAGGAGCAGCAGTAGATACATCAACAAGATCTCTTATCTTAAATCCTTGTCCACCAATGGTTATAGAACCAACGTCTAGAGCACTTGAAATCGTCACTCCAGTCGAAGTAGTTTCTAAACGCTTCGTTCCATTATGATAGAGCTCAACTGTACCACCATTAATAAACTGTGCTAATAGATCTCCACTAGAACTACCACCATTAGTAATCTTTGTTATACCACCAGTAGAACCTATCAATAGATCAGAGTTAACAGTTCTCAATGATAGATCAACTGTGTTACCTACTATCTCATCTACTGTAGTATCATGATAGATCTGTAAAGTTTGAGAAGGACCAAATCTTAACTTATGACTCACACCTGTAAGATCTAATCCACCAACAGTAATAACATTACTAGTAGTAGCACCATTGGTACTAACATCATGTAAGTCTGATGACGTTGGAGCTGAAGCAAGGTTGGTGAAGCTAACGACACCCGACCCGTTTGTGGTCATGACCTGTCCTGGATTACCGTCAGCCGCAGGGTAGGTTAAACCACTAACCTTAAACGTACCATTATTACCATTATTAAATTCTACATTACCATTAGAATATATCCTAGCGTAAGTATTGATGCTAACGTATCCATTAGCAGTGGTGATGAACATATCATTTTCTTCACCCTTGATAGTTCCTTGTACAGTAGTATCACTGTTTGCTCTGAACCTAATTTCTGAGTGAGATCCAGTATCAATCAGTGATAAAGCACCATTCAATGTACCATCATTAGATACATCAACACCACCAACAACAAGAGTATTAGTAGTCTGATTACCTCTATCTGTTACATCATCTAAGTCATCACTACCTGATGCTCCACCTACACTAGCTATACTAGTCGGAACCCATAGTCCATCAATATCACTCCATGCTAACACCCTACCATCAGCAGCACTATCAGCCGAAGTAGATACATTTGTTATAGTACCCAACGTAGATGGTACAGCAGGCTTACCAGTTAAAGAATTCCATGTACCATCAAACAATGATGGTCTGTTAGTAAGACTGTTATACGAACCATCAAATACATCAGCAGGCGTAAAGGTAAACGTACCGTTATTATCATAAGATAAACTACCACCACCTGAAGCAGGTGATCCTGTAGATACAGAGAAGGCGGTCAGTCCACCAGTGATTCCACCACCACCTGATAGATCAGATCCAGGAGCCCATTTGTTCTGTGCAGAACTCCACTTAAGAACCTGTCCATCTGAAGGTGCTGAAGTAGATACATCAAACAGATCAGAAAGATTCTCAGTTAAAATATTTGTTAGATAACCTTGATTAGAATGATTGCCCCATTGATATGCAGCATTCCAGTTAGCAGTTTGAACATTAGTTATATTATATGCAGCAGAAGCAACAAAGACAGGATCAGTCTCAGTATATGAGGTTAAATAAGGACTAAGATCTGGTGGTGCATAGGTGAATATACCATTAGAAGGACTGTATGTTAATCCACCTGGTCCACTAGGATTTAATTGGTATACAGAAAGTTGAGAGAAGTCTGCATTACCTCCACCACCTCCTCCTCCACCACCTTCACCATGATCAGCTTGGGCTGTCCATTTAGTACCATCCCATTTAATTATATGTCCTACTGCAAGTGTTTCAGTATCTACATCACTAAGATCACCTATACTTGCTTGGCTTACTTGCTGTCCTAGTTGAATCCAAGTTCCATCCTGATACATCTCAACTTGGTCTGAACTATTATTATAGACCAGAGTACCATTGAGTACATTTAATGCATCTCTCTCACTTGTTGTCTTACTAGGTAACTTAAGTGAATTTAATATACTAAGAGAAGTTATAGTACCAGCAGCAGATACAATGTTATCGGTATTGATATAACCATCTACTTTAAACTCACCGCCACCAGGTTCCCATGTTAATTTGTTAGTTCCAGCGAAACCACCACCAGAATTATACTGTATCGATCCTGTTACACCACCAGCATTTGCTGCTCCACCTCCACCTCCACCAGAGACAGAAGTAGTAGCAATACTTGTTATCCTTCCTGTTGGACTTACAGTAATAATAGGTATACTATTAGCACTACCATAAGTTCCACCAGATGCACCTGTTAACCCTGATAACTGATCTGCATTACCAGTGTATGCATTAGCATCTAATGTACCAGTTACAGTAAGACCAGCAAATGTAGGAGTAGCAGCAGCACTTAAGTCTTGTGCAACAGAGAAGGTTAACTCATTATTATTTGCACCACCTCTAGTAAGAGTAACACCAGTACCAGCAGTTAATTTAAACTCCTCTGCATTAGAATTACTATCAGTTAAACGAACAATCTTTGTGCTAGCTTGTGTATCATTCTCTACAGTCAGATAGTATAAAGTATCTGCAGAGTCAACAGTTAATTTCTTATTGGTATTATCAAGGTTAACTGTAGTAGCACCAGTACCTACTACTTGTAGAATATCATTACTAGCAATAGTAACATTTACAGTAGCATCTCCTATTGCCCATCCTGCATACAGCGAAGGTATCTGACCCCAAGTAGCTGTGTTACCATCTGATGTGAGGTATCTACCAGAATTACCTGCTTGAGCAGGTAGCAATGCAGTGATTGCTCCTGACGCTGTGGTAGCACCAGTACCACCATATGCTATACCTATGGTATTAGCATTCCAAATACCAGATGTTAGTGCACCAACACCAGTAAGACTAGAATTTACTACAGTATTACCAAGACCAGTAGAATCTATTACACTGATTCCATTGATCTTATATTCCTTACCTATGGATAGATCCCAATTCTCTGAGGACTTCCAAGCATCCTCACTATTATCCCAGAGAATAGTATGTTCTGTGGTTCCCTTTAATTTTATACCCCCACCGTCAGCTATACTATCTGAAGGGGCGAGGACATCATTTAAAAATATAAACTTATCTGTTGTAGTAACAGTGGTAACATTAGAGTACGTTGTTGTTCCCTGTACTGTAAGATTACCTGATATTACAAGAGAGTTAAATGTTACAGAGTCAGTTGTTCCTACTGGTTGTCCAATCTGAATCTGATTCTCAGAATTAATGGTTACACCATTCGTTCCTGTATATGTTGTGTTTGTATCAGTTGCATTTACGGTGATCGTTCTACCGCTTTGAGTAATATTAGCAGCACCGCTACCAACAATAGATACATCTCCATCAGTATAGCCTGTACCATTAGCACCTATCTTCGTTACTGTATTAGTGTCTGTGAAGTTACCATCTATAGTAATCCTAGATCCATCTCTAGATAAAGCTATGTTTGAACCTGCAACAAGAACTACTTCAGAGTTTGATCCTCCCGATCCACCTGCAGTTAACTTAATTACTTTATCTGTTACTGGATTAACTCCATCAACAGCAGACACTACGTAAGTAGTGTTACTATCTGTTGTGGAAATACTAAACCAATCTAGTCCTGTAGCTCCCCTTCCTAAAACTTGGCCTGATAATCCTGGGTTACTATTAAGAATAATAGAACCATCAATTTCTAAATTTTTAGTACTAGGTATCTTAAGACCTTCGACTGCAAGGGTAGGACCACTACCACCTTGATTGATGAGTTCGTTTACTCTAATTCTGGACATTCTTCACCGCCTTATCACAGCATCAAAGGTATTTATCAACCAGACAATCGTGCCTTTATATCTTTACCTTTTTGAACAGCAGATTTGAATGATTCATAGCATCCAAACACATTTGTATTGTATCCTGACGGTAGGTTTTCAAATGTAATATCTAATGGTGAAGCGAATGTTGCTGGTAAATCTCTAACCCACTGTCTAAAAGTATCCCACTCATTATTTTTAAGGCTTGTAATATATTCATGATGATCTGTTACTTCCAACAAATCATCTCTCATACTTCTAGCTTGTTTCCTTTCAGCAATAGTTCCCCAGTTATCCCACTCAGTTACGTATTCGGTATCTTCTTTATCCTGTTGTGCTTGTGTTGCTTCTGCTATCTCTGCTTCAATCTTATCACACTCAGTACGAGCCCATACATTATAATAATCTCTCAGTTCATTGGACATCTCAGTAGATGCTTCACGACCTTCAGGTTTAGTTGTCTTCCACTCAATACAATTAACATTATTAACAGAATCGTAACGTACAGCCCAAACATGTTCCCACTTATCTGTTGGTGCATTACTAACAAAATTCCTCTCACCATATATCCTGTCGCCATACATGACTGTTCCATCAGTAGAAGATTCACCAACTAAAATAGAGAATTTCATTTCTTGCCTTCAATGATACCTTTATTATTTAGAGTTTCTGCTAACATAGCAGGTACAATTTCCTGTGCTTGTACCATAACCTTAGTCAGTTCCTGTGTCTGTTCATAACTAACATTCCTAAAGCTCTCCACAGCAGCACCAGCCTGTCTTGCTTGACTAGATGCTTCAATGATAAGCATAGGTAACATACTAATAGAACAATCCCATTCATCAAGTTGTTCACCTGTCTGTGGATGAGTACCTCTTAACTGTATCCACCACTTACAATCCCATTTTTTACAAGGACCACCCACAAGTGGGCAGTAATCACCAGATTCTAATTTCATATTAAGTTATGTCCTCGTACATATTATAACATCAACGTACTGTACAGCCAAGTCTATATTACCAGCAGTAAAATCAACAGACCCACCAACAGAATCTGGAGTGAATGTTGAAGTGATAGCACGATTATCACTAATACCATTACCAGACAAGGTTAGGTTTCCTTTGTTAAGTGATAATCCAGGCATATGATTTCCTTGTAAAGTCATATTACCAGTAGCACTAAGATCTCCAGCACCTGCATCCATAGATCCAGTAATACCTGCAGTACCAGAGACATTACCATATCCATCTAAGTAATGTCCATGACCAAGACCTCCACCAGAACCAGCAGTTGAGACCATTGCTTGATAGGATATAACATTTGCTCTACCATCATCGGTAGAGTTTCCTCTTCTTTGATATCTTCCTTCAATATAATTATGTCCATGCCAAGGCATCTCAGAGTTACTAATAGAATGAGATCTAGCATATAAGTTACCAGCATTTGCAACTAAGTTTCCAGCATTAATTGAGATGTTACCCATGCTTACATTAGGACTACCACTAATACCCATAGAAACACTAGCATTACCAGGAGATCCCCAGTTATGTGAGGGTTCACCATCAATTGATAAATCTAAAGCGAGATTTCCAGAGGTATTATCAAAGCTGGATATTACATTACCACTAACAGTAAGTCCTGAAGAATCAATACTACCTCCTGTAGATTGTGCATCAGCAAAAGCAACAGTAAATGCTCTATTACCACCACTACCACCACCACTACCACTTACAACTCTAAGTGCTTTATTGTTATGTCCTGTATTCTTAGACCAACCAACAGGTGCTGAAGCCTGTGCAAATATCATAACAGTACCAGTAGGAATATCAATCCTACCTGCAGGAAGACTTACTGTTTTATCAGTTCCACCAGTTCTTTGGAAAGTAAATGTACCAGCAGTAAAGAAGACATCATCAATATACCTACCATCAAGATTACAGTTTGGAGTTTGAGTGCTATCACTCTTAAAAGCTTTTATGTTACCAGCACCACTATCCCATTGTAGTGAAGTAATTGCTACATCTTGAGCAGTATCAAGTTTATATCTACCATCTAAATCAACAGTAATATCTGGATTTTGAGTACCATCACTACCTTCTAGACTCATTAAGATTGATAGTACACCGTTGCTAGTATTAAAAGTAGCAGACTGTGGATAATCTTGATGTGTTACATACCTATCATCAAGATCATATTGATAACTATCTCCATTACTAACAGACAACATTAACTCACCGTCAGTAAAGGAGAAATTATCTACTCTAGTATCACTAGCAGTGATTGGTGCATACTGTGTATCAAGATAGTCTAAGAATGCCTCTGTTTCAATGTCTATATCAATATTATCATTTCTACTCAACCTCAGTATCGGTCTTGATATATGATATCCTGGTGGATTACTAGTAGCGAGAGGGAATGAACCACTAGTAACATAATTGTTATCACCTGCACTTGTTATGTAACGTCCGTCAAGGTTTACTACTATAGATCCAGTTCCATCATTAGGAGTAAGAGTAAGGTTACCACTACCAGCACTCCAGTTAGCAGAAGTGATCTTAGCATCAGCAAGACCACCAGATGTAACGTACCTAGTATCAAGATATGCTTGTAGATTAGATACAGGAATATTAATATCCTGTAACGAATCAGTTCTCTCTATAGTTAGTCCTCCAGTTATAGCATTATAGTATGCGTTATCAACATAACTGTTACTATTATCAGCAGTAATAGCAATAATATTACCAGACTGAACCATGCTAACTGATCCACTAGCTTGCAATGATATATCACCAGAAGCATATGCTCCTCCAGTAGTTCCTGGTCCAGTTATTCTCAACCGTGTGATAGTATCAGTGTCTGTATCTGTAGCAGCTATAGTAATGTTACCATTAGTTTCTCTAGTAACCGTTGCGTTAGCACCACCAATTATCTTTGCTTCCTTTACAGGATCTCCAAGAGCATCACCACCAGGTATCAATCTAATAGAAGCACCACCAGAGGTAGTCTGTGTATCTAAATCATAGGTACTATCAGTATCAGTTCCTCCACCACCATTACCACCACCTCCTCCACCAAGGGTTATGGTATTACCAGAACGTGCTATTGTTAAACTAGAACTAGAGTCAACAGCAATAGTTACTGAATCTTCACTTCCATCAACACCAAGAAGTTGTATCTTTTCACTGTATGAATCATTACCATCTGCTGCTGCTAAATCGTAAGTTGTATCTTGGAAACTAGAACCAAAATTTATAGTATTACCAGAACGTGTGATTGTAATATCATTCTGTCCAACTAGAGTTATATCATCAGTTATACCATCATTATCAGTCAGCCTTATCTTAGCTGTGTTTGTTGACCCACCAGGTTCACCAGTTAAATCATATGTCTTTGGAGTAAATCCACCAGTAGCAGGTAGATCTGACCAGAATATATTACTACCATCTGTCTTTAAGAATCTATTAGTATGAGCACCAACGGAAGGAGCAAGTCCTAAGAATGCTGCTGATGCTGTGGTGTTACCAGTACCACCCTTATCAATAGGTATAGTACCACCAGTCCAAGTACCTGAAACATTACCACTAAAGGTTCCATCTACTGCACCAATGTTACCTGTTAATGTTAGAGCAGCAAAGGTAGGTGTAGATGTAGTTTCTATTTCCTGTGCTATAGAAAACTGTAGATCAGTAAGTGTTATACCTGTTCCAGCAGTGTATGTTGTATCAGTAGATCCTATCTGAATTGTTTGACCAGTCTGTGCTACTGTTGTAGCATCAACTCCTGTGAAAACTATATCACCAGATACTAAAGTACCGCCACTAGCTTGTAGTCTAGTAACGGTGTTATCATTAACAAATGCTGAGTCAATTATAATTTCATTAACACTACGAGTAAGAGTTACATTACTACCAGCTCTGAATACTATCTGTTGCTGGCCAGCAACACCACTTTGTGTAAGGTTAATAACCTTTTGATTTGCATTAGGTCCATCACCAGCAGCAAGAGTTACGCTATCACTATCACCCCATATCAGTTCTGAGTTGTTCCCAGCTTTTAAAATTTGACCAGCAGTTCCTGTAGTGCCTCCATAAGCTTCTACAGGTCCACCAATCCTTAATGTTTTTCCAGCAGAAACTTGTAAACCCTCTGGGAATTCAACCGATCCAGTTCCTAACTGATTGACTATTTGGTCAACTCTTGCTCTAGACATACCGTAGCCATAGTACTATCTTATGTATTTAGACATTAAAAAACCCCCTCGAAGGGGGGTTGTTTATTATTCACCGTCTCGATCATTAAGATCTTGTGCATGTTTATCTTTATCAACAACATCATCTAACTTATCCAAGTCTTTACCGACTCTGGTATCACCTAGACTAACAACATTATCAGTGAAGTGTATATCATTGGTATTAAAATCTAAGTTACCACTAAGATCAATGTCTCCTACAGTAACTCCATCTAAATTATAATTCCAAGATGCATTGTTACATGCACTAAAATCACCACCAGTGAAAGTTATGTTATCAGATGTGCTATCAATCTTAATATCAGCACCAGGTATAGTTGTAGGGAACTGTAATATATCTGCTGGAACTTTATATCCACCAGTGTTTAGATCTATATCAGACTCTAAACTAAACTTATAACCATCAACTGTATTAACACCACCATCAGGATCTGGTACAGTAAAGTTGTGCTCTGCATTCCTTCTGTAGTGCTCAGTTACATTATCAACACCACGAATAGGTGTAGTAACTAGCAACTCCTTAATATTATTAAGTGTATCAACCAGTAGTGTAAGGTTCTCTTCATGCTTATTTTCTAACGAAGCAGTCAGAGCATGTCTAACCTCTACTTCAGCAGCTTCCAGATGCTGACGAATCTTTGAACAGGACATAGTATAGTATCTTGGTTATGGTATGTATTATAGCACAGAGTTATTTTTCTTGCAACGCTTCATCCTTTGAAGCTATTTCCTTTGCTTTCTTATTGCTGTAGTATGCGATAGCAAGTATAGAAAGATACATGAGTGTATCATCCAGCATCACAAGGAAGAAGATGATAGACCCACCTATCCTAATCCAATCAGGAATAATTTCATTTAACTTCCTATTGATTCTACGAACCAGTCTTTCAAATGCAAAGTATATTAATACCAATGCAGTGACTGTAAACTCACTGTAAGGTACAACAAAATACAATGAAAAGAATATAAAACCTGGCCAGTAATGTCTTTCAGGTATCTTATTAACTAATGTTAGGTATTTCCGTATCAGTTTTCTCATCTAATATCTCAGGATATATTCTCTTATCATCAGACTCATATGGTGGTTGAATTGCAACCACAAATGTACTAAAGTCTGGTGGTTCTGTGCCCTTGATAGCAGCAGTACCAGTAGCCACCAAACCCACAGAGAGTGTTGAGGCAATCATTGCTGCTTCAGCGAACTCTAAAAGCTTGTAAATGAACACGGGACTGTTTAATAAAGAAGTGCTGAGAGAACGGGGCATCTGCAAGGTTTCACCTATATGCCCAAATTTACCTCTAGGGAATCGCTTACACCTGAACCCCCAGAAATGGGGCTAGAGAACCGTTATCCCTCAACAAATATAGTATAACACACAGATGGGCACTGTGTCCATCCATGTGCCACTTTAATAATCGTCCTCTTGCATCTCAATAAACTCTTTGTTCTGCCTACAGATACCATGTACATCAATCTCTTGATGTAAGTGAGCAGAGGTGTGAAGACCCTCTATCAGTAATAGTACTGCTAGTAGCATCACTGGGGTGAACCATAGCGGATTACCTATGACTTCACCTGCTGTTTCTTTTCTCATTCTGCGTAAGGGAAAAAGTACTCATCCATCATTCTATTAGCATTCTCTTTACCATAATTACCACTAAGGTATCCTAATATAGGATCTAATCTCTTCATGTATGCATCAAAATCTTTATACTGTGTGGTGTCCTCACCAGTAGGTTGTGCCTGGTCTATCATCTCTCTATAGAGGGTCAGATAGTACCTGAATGTTGGTAAATATGTATCAACCTCATCCATGTTACAATATCGCACAAAAATATTCTCCGAGAAGTGGTTACCCATCTCGAAGAATCTATAAGTCTTATCAGCTTTAGGTAGAGGGGGTACGTTTAGTACATAGTTCTCTACTGGATGCTGGAAATCGAATACGATAATAACTTTCTTGTGAAAGAACCCCATGAGATCCATCCCAAAGCAGGGAAGGTTACTCCCTGTCTTAGGATACATTACATTGTTATAGATATCAGTTTTAATACTTCTGATATCCACACGTCTTGACTTGATAAAATGTGGAGCAGTATAAAGATCTGCCTTCATGTTCAGATCATCTTTATTGCACCAGTTACACCACCGAGATTCAAACTTGAACTCAGGGAATATATCATCCAGCGTTTTCTTGTAGTTCTTCCACAGATCCATTATATTTATCCCAAGGATGTATGTACTCAGAGCTACCAACAGCAGACTGAGGTACGGCTGCAATCACACGACCACTAGGTAGTCTGATTAGAAACTGTTCTCCTTCTTCAATTTTTGTTAAGTAACTATCGTAATCTTTTTCAAATTCTGCATGTGTAATTTCAATCATACTAAGCAGCAAATCTCATTGTTTTTCATGTATGTGATAGAGTCCTTACATCCACCAAGATGCACTCTTTCCTCATTCTTATCTAACTGTACTTGTGGGAAGGTAGCACCTTCTCCAAATGTCTCATAGAATTGTTTTGATGTAAAGTCAGTGTCTAACTCATACACAACATGTTCTAAGTTTGAAAGCTCACATACTGCCTTAAACTTCTGGCAGTATGAGCATCCAGGCTTTGAATATATGGTAAAGATCATTCTTTAGTTGGTCTTTATTACGGACTATTTAGTATAGCTTGACCTTCAATTGAAGCAGCATAATCCTTATCAAAGATGTCCAATCCCTTATCTGTAAGGATATGTTTGTACATTCCTTCAAAGACTTTCACTGGTATAGTACAGATGTGAGCACCATATTCAAATGCTCTACCTACATCTCTCACACCTCTAATAGATGCGGCTAATATTTGTGTAGAATCCCATGATTGCTTCTCAAATACGTTAGCAATGTCCTTAATAAGACACAATCCACCGAAAGAATTATCATCCACACGACCTACAAACGGTGAAACGTATGCAGCACCTGCTTTAGCAGCAAGAATTGCCTGTGATGGAGAGAAAATAAGGGTAACATTGACTCGTATATTATTCTCAGCAAGTTCCTTACAAGCCATCAATCCATCTGGTGTACAAGGTACTTTAATGGTAGCACATTTAGGAAATTTCTTCGCTAATCTCTTACCTTCAGAGACCATGTTCTCTTTGCTACCAATGACTTCCATACTGATGTCGGTAAGACCAATCTCTTTGATCTCCTGGTAGACTTCTTCGTGGTTTCTACCACTCTTTCTGATCAATGATGGGTTAGTAGTTAAACCATCAATTAAACCAGTCTTAAAATGTTTACGGACTTCATCCGTTATCGCTGTATCTAAAAATAATTTCATTGTTCGTTTAAAGCTTCCATTCGTAGGAACTGTTCGTTCATATTATAGTATAGTTTATAGTTAGTTGTCGTTACGTAGTAACCCACTATGTCGTTTCCATCACAATGGTATCCATAACCCTTAAGGGTCTCTTCAACACCATCAATTCTAAAGGTCTTGCCACCTTTCTCTAGGTAGTTGTGGAACTTTTCATCAAGGTTAATCATGACTTAAATCCTATAGGCTTTTTGGATTGTTTAGTATAGTAATCCTCACTATTAGCTGCAGCTATTTTTTGTCTAAAACCTTCATCTTTAAACTTATCTACCTCATCTTCTGGTGGTTTTTCGTATATATCAACTGGTTTTAGATGAAAATTACCAGAGGCACACATCCTTCTACCCTTAGTTTTTGGTACTTCATGATCTAAATGTCCAGGAAATACAACTAACATACCATTCTCAGGTTGTATAGCCTCACCCTCAATGATTAAAGGTGCACATCCTTCATCAACCTCAACATAATAAACAGCCGAGAAAGAAGAAGGAAAATGATTGTGATGTAGAGTCTCATCACCATCTTCATAATCCATCACCCAAAAGTTAAAGGGTTCAAACTCAGCTTGCTCATCATTATAATACTGGTTACTAACATAGTTACAACATGAAGTCATTATTTCCACTAAAGGATCAAATACTTTTGTTAGCTTATGAGTAAACCAATGACTTCTCCATGCTCTAACATTACTCTCAATCCCTTCAGGGTGTTGCTTTTTCAGTTCTAGAATGTACTTCTTCACATGAGAGTTGATTGATTCATAACCATCAACTGTAGTAACAAAGATTGGAGTCTCTTTTTTTATAATTCGTGCATCAATTTTAGGCATAATCTTTTCTGTAGTAGCGTCCTAGTATGTTACTGTTGTAGTATGCTGGTGTTCCATCATCCAAGGTCTCCTGTAAGACATTATTAAGAAACAATTGTTTTGTTTCCTCATAATTTACCTTGCCTTTGGTGGGATGGGTTGATAAGATCTCTCTCTTGAAGCAGGTGTTCCCAAGTAACTTTCGATCTCCTTTAAGTTCATCAGAGCTTCCGTAGTATTTCTTCCAGTCACTCTCAGACGTAACCCTTCTCTTACCACCTCTAGGTTTACGCTTTGACCAAAAGTATTTTCTTCCGATGTATTGCCTACCCGATTGCAGATTAGTAATCCTGTAGACAAAACCGAACTGGTCGCCAATACTGTCAGTAAGGAAAGGTTCACCCTCATATAACCAGGGGTTTTCATAAACTCCCTCTTCAGCCATTTCATAATTTTTATATCTCTAGCCATATTTATCCTACTAATCTTTCCTCTGTATGAGCACCACACTCGACTAGTGCAGCTTGTGCTATCTTCAAAGCATCATCACTAACATCACAGACAGTACAGTCACGATCAAGATTAAATGCTGCTACAGCAGTGGTTCCAGACCCACAAAAAGGGTCAAAAACTGTCCCATCTTTAGGACATGATGACTTGATGATCCTCTCCAATAACTTTACGGGTTTCTGGGTAGGATACTTACGTTTATTCTTCTCTGATCTAGAAAGGAAATGTATATCATCCCAAAAATTCTGGATAGGAGACCCTTTAGACTCAGATAGATAGATCTTTTTGTATGGTAAGTTGTTACCATAATGAATCAGACCTTGAGCATCAAGCTCTTTAGTCTTCTCGAAGTCAAATCTCCACCCATACTCAGGATCATACATCTTATACTGATACTTATGACCTGGTCTAGACTTCTCACCAGTCAGTTTACCTAGTGCATAGAAACCCTTCTCATCCTTATTCTTAAATGAATTAGCTTCATAGGTAGGATCTAATGGTTGGTACTGTACATCAAAATATGGGTCACCTTTACGGAAAGTAATGATAGAATCAACGATGTTACCCCATCCCTTCTTGATGTTATTCTTTGGACCTGACCTCTTCCATGATATATTGGTGTAAAACTTACCTCTAACCTCTTTAGTAAGGTCACCTAGTACCAGTGCATTACTATCAAAGTTATTGTGACAGTACAACCAACCATTTGGTTTCAGTGCTGCATAACAGTCCTGTATTACGGTAGCATACCACTCAATATAGGCATCAGTTGACTCCCATTTATCATCAAAGGAAACCTTCTTGTCCTGTTCAAACATGAAGAACTCCCTATCGAGACCGAAGGGAGGGTCGATGTATATTAAGTCGTATTTTTCTCCATAATTATTGAGGTTTTCAACCCTCTCTTTTCTCAATTTGATCGTCATAATAATTTTCCCACGGATCGGGTATTAAATTCCTTGGTCTTTCTGATTCTGGAAGAACTCCTTCAGGCTCGACTGGCAATTGGGTGGTTCTGGGGTCGTAATACCCTTCTTCTTCCTCCAATCGTTGTGCATCGCTTGCATCAACCAACTCTGGGCAAGACTCTTCGGTCCATTCATCAGCAATTCTGTGTTCAGTTTGCCGTGAGCTTTCATACCGAGGTATTCTTCTCTCCACGACTCGTCTCGTGGTTCGGGTTCTGTACTTTGAGTCATAATTTGAAATCAGCGAAAGTATCTTTCTTAACATCTTGTTTTATACTCCCTATCATATAGCTTTCAACCTCTGTCTCCTGTGGTGCTACTTGTAGTCCTTTAGAAGACAACCAGTGTGCAGTCCAGGGGAGTGGATTATTGGCTAGCGGTGTATCGTATATAGGTTTCAACCCCATCGATTTCAACCTACGGTTAGCAGTCCATTCAACATACTTCTGTAATAGTACATCATTAAGTCCAATTATGCTACCATCCTTAAACAAATACTCTGCCCATTCCTTCTCTTCTTGAACACATTCTCTAAACATCTGATAAACATTCTCCTCTTCTTCCTTAGCAATCTCTACCATATCTGG